CATTCTCTGATTTAACCACCAAATGCGTGGTGTTGTTGTATGCGTCAAGCGTACACCCCCCGCGCAAGTCTAGGCAAACTTCACGCATGGTTTTGGGCGTGTCCCACAACCTTTTTGCACCTGTGCATAACTTCTGTGGATAACTCATTGGTGTCCCCACCCTTTACCCTTAAACGAAATGCCTGGTGCTGAATAGCGGCGATTCATTGATTGCCCGCAGCATTGTGCGTCCCGTTCCTCATGGATTGACTTATCCACCTCAACACGGATTTTGCACACCGCGCATTCAAATTCATACGTTGGCATTTGAAATCCCTATCTGTGCAACTGTCATGCAACTGCATACTGTGCATTGAATCGTTTCCACACCTGGCGGCAGTAGGTCGGTTATCTTGACCACGATTTGATTGGTTTTCTTCTTGCATAAACGGCATTCAAATTGAACTTTGTCCATAATTGCTTCTCCGTAAGTTTTCGATCGGCTGAAGATTGATTTGGGTCACCCACCAATTAGGTTGCTTACTGTGTCGATACCGTGGTTTTTGTGCCATGACAATGGGAATCCACCCTGCAATGAAGAAATGTGGTGATTCGCCCGTCACCAGGATTGCCACGTCGTTTGGTCGGTCATACTCATGGATAATCAACTGCCCTGCAACGTACTTCGTCCAACGAACTTCGAAGTGACTGCCAACGTCGGCTTTGACTTTACCCTTTTGTTCAAACGGGTTGAATTCGTAACCCAGGTATTTGGCAACGACCCATTCGCTGCCGATTGAATGAGCGTCTTGCGCTATCTGATCGTGAAATGACTTTTCGGGCGTGTAACTGCCTTCCTTCCATTCCCAATAGTCTTTGTTTTCTTTGGCTAGTGCCAGCGCGGCTTCGTGACATGTAAATTCTTCATGCCTGGTAAGTGTCATTTTCACCGACAACCACCGCAAAACCACAATAGTTTCTCACCTTTTTGACCGCGCTGATAACCAAATTCATCAACCCTGGCAAGCATTGAACATTTGTCGCACTGTTCCATTTTGTATTCCGCAACCACTTCACCGTTTTTGAGTAGTTTGCAAATGCGGGTTTGTGGATTGATCAATTCAATGTATTCACTCATTTGAATGTCACCCACAACATTGCAACAACAAGCACGATTTCAACGCACACAATGATTTGAATAAGCCGTTGTTTTGTCATTGTGCGCGCCACTTACCGTTTGACCCGAAGACGTACCAAATTGGCTGGCACTGGTCATTGCGGTTCTTTTCGGTGCAGCGGTATGCGCCCCAGTCTTCACCGTTTTTCTTCTTGCCCGTTGCCCAAATGCGGTGACCGTGTACGCATTTTGGTGCTTCTTCGACTAACTGACCGCCCAATTGTTTTGAGATTTCGTCCATGCTTGAACCCAATGAAGGAATTCCCGATTGTTCGGCTTCCCCTGCGGTTTTGTAACTAGGCACGTCGCCGTGTTTGGTTGTCCAATAATCGTACGTTTTGTCAGTATTTGCGATTTTGGCGGGTGTAGTTTCGACCTGCGCCATGATCTCTTTGGTGCTTCGTTCCGCGCCACCCATGACCAATTGCTGAACGCGCATGATTGCACTGGTAACGGTATCTTCGCAAAACCAACGACGCATGTTGGGTTGGTATGCGCCCTGGTATCCGTACGCATAATCAATGCCCGCTGGTTGGGTTTCTTCTTGATTTCGAAACGCTTTTGCTTCAACTAGAACATAACCCTTTTCAGCACTGAATTCAACAATGCGTGTTTCAATTCTGCCTGTTGGGTATGTCTTCAACCAGCGTTCAAGTCTTTCGCGGCTTGCTTCGTAATTGTCCAGGAATCCCATTACTTCACCGCCTTGTTTGCCATGTGACGAACCATTGCTTTACGGCGTGCCATGCCTTCGCGCTTGCCTTCTTTGAACCCTTTTGCATAGCCTGCCGCTGCTGAAATCACCATAAGAATGATTAACAGCACCAAACGCTGCAATGTCTGTGGGTCTAATAGATCAACTACCATTTTGAATTCTCCCGATTCTAGGCGGTAACCACTACCACCTGAACTCAGGGTGACGCATGATTGGCGCGCGGTCAAGAACCTTGCGTGATTGTCGGCGTGTCCCCGGGCTTTGGCTTTGATTTCAGTCCATTGCCAGCAAGTACGCCGCCCAATGAACCAGTCAAGAAAATTGCCAGGGTCTTCAATAGATCAATAAACGCTGCGTCGTTGGGTGCTTGCGCGCTGACTGGTTGTGTGACGAAAATAAGTGCATAAGTTATGCCAACCGTGACGACCAAAAACACGGCTGCAAGGGTTGAACCAATGATCAAAATCAGTTGTGCGTGGATTTCCTCGGGCGACTTACGGCGTGCGGGTCTGTTTCGATTCAATTCCAAGTAGGTCGTCAGTGCATGTTCCAGTGGGGATACATTGCGGTTTTTGGCAATGCGCTTTCCCCCAGTTGTCGAATTCTTGGCATTCATAACGTGTCCAACCTTGATACCCGCAAGCGGTCAGGATTAGTGCAAGTGCCCAAACTAACCCTGCCGCCGCGAATCGTCGGTTCACTTCCCCGTAGAACCGAAGGCTTTGTCGTTTGGATTTAACCAGCGCAAAACAACTGGTGCAACTGCTGCCGCACCTGCCATTGCAAGGGTCTTAGGGTCAGTCACGCCCGCCATGTAAAGGGCAAGTGCTGCCGCCATAAATGAACGCGCCCACGACGCGGCTAGGGCTTTGGCTTGTTCCATTTTTTCTCCTTTGTTGGTTTTGCTGCCGACTTTGGCATTTCAACGATTGGAAATTCTCCCTTGTACGGTACGAACTTTGGAATGCCGAAACCGATAATTTCCTTGCCTTCACCGTATGACCGAACTTTCACCATGACCATTCCGCCATTGCGTTGGTCGCCTGTTCCACTGGTGTTGCCTTCGATTGTCAAACATGTTTTCGTGTCGATAAGTCCAACAACAATTCCAATGTGACTGATTTTGTCAATGCCGTCGTGTGGAAAATCCATGAAGGCTAAATAACCCAATTGCGGCATGGTTGACCAACGGCTGATTTCTTTGAATTTGTGCGCGCCCTGTGCAGTGCCAACGACTGAATGAATTTTGACGCCTGCTTCGTTTGCACACCAATTGACGAAACTGCCACACCAGGGCAACCCGTCAGCCTTTGTGAATTTGCCGTACTTTGTCAGGTTGTCGCCTTCTTCGATTGTGCCAACTTCAGCGGCTGCAACTTCGATCAAGCGTGCGTTTGTGCCTTGCGGATAATTAGACACCCAATGCTGCTTTCAAGTCGTCAATTGAAAGTCCAACCGAAGCAAGTTTTTCTGCAACCGTTGATTGAGATTCAGGCAGTGGGTTTGCTATTGCTGCTTCAATTTGTGCTTTTGTTTTTTTGTCGTCAGTAAGCCACACAATATTGGCAATATCATCGCCTGATAATGTCCACTCTTTCGCGCCTAAATCGTTGAGTGCTTTTACAATTTGCTTATGTGTTGTCATTAGTAAATCTCCAAAATTGAGAAGTCGGCAATATAACCTGATGCAGTACCTGCGAGCGTGGCACCGCCACCGCCTATGTCTTTCATTTGCAACTTTATTGTGTGAGATGCTGCAGATAAATTAGAAATGTGCTTAATCAAAGTCACAATAGATTCACCAATTAACACATCACCCGCCCCAATATCAACACCATCTAACATAAACCTAAACGCTTTGATATTACCGCTTATGGCATACCCACACATTAACTTTATTTCAATAGTATTTGTTGCAGAAGCAGGCGTGAAAGTTATTGTGTAACCTGTTGCGTCAACATAAGAAGTCGAACTAGTAGTAAAGTTTGCGCTCGGTGCAACAAAAGTTAATTTTGGAAAAGTGCCGCTTGAAGGCGTAGACCATTTCAAGCCTGTTGGGCTGACTGTTGAATCAGCCGTCAAAACCTGTCCGTTTGTGCCCACTCCAAGATTGTCGAAAGTTGCAGAACCCGTGCCAACAATCAAATCACCTTTTGCTGCAATTTCTGTTGCCATTGAATTAGTGATTGTCACCGCACCTGACGTGCCACCGCCTGAAATGCCAGTGCCTGCCGTAACCGCAGTAATGTCGCCGACGTCATTGGTTATCCATGTGAAATCCATGTCGGCGTTTGTTGCTTTTGCAAGAATTTGACCCGAAGTGCCACCTTTAAGGTCTGCCAATGAAGTGTCAACGGCTTGTCCAAAAACTTCAAAATCGGCGGGCAGGTCTGTGACCAAGTCCGTCGAAGTGGGCATTTGCCACCCGAAATTGCTTGTTGGGTTTGTCATGTTTTCTCCTTATCAGGCAACAATTGTTGCATTTTCCCAGTCAAGTGTCGGCGACACGCTTGACCAAATTTCGGTGATCGGTACGTCGCCCCATTGCATTGCCTGCAATGAGTAAGCCAGTGGCGACAACAACAATGTCACGTTCAAACGGTTGTAGGACGCCTGAAATGACCAGCCTTCGACAAAACCCTGGAACGTTCCCGAATTCATGTTCAACGGCAGATTTTGCAACGAAATGGCTTCGCCCATAAAAATGCCAATAAGGTTGTCGCGGTCACTGTTGTCCAACTCGGGGTTGGTCAAGTCGAATGTAATTTCGCTAAAAATTGGCTGCGGTTGCTTTCGAAGCGATAAATAGAATTCCGCCTGACTGGTCGCGTCAGCAGAATTGTGAAGCGTTGTCGTGATGATTTGGGCAAGTGTGCCGTATTGACCAATTGAAACGTCGTCAAATGCCGTTCGCTCGCTTGAACTGGTTGCCCCGTATTTTATGGTTAAGTAATTTCGAACGTCGCCTGCGCGGGTTTCAATTCGCAAACCAGCCGCACGCGCATGGTTGGCGTCAAGATCGACATAACCGTTTGTTGCCAAATAAGTCGTTCGGTGGGTTGAATCTGCATAACCGATTGCACCGTTGGCGTCTTCGTAAATGTACCCCAACCCCGAAGTTGCCAATGCTGAAACCAATGAATAGACGTCTGTTGTCGCGCTTGACCGCGCGGCTAACTCATAATTGCCAGGGGTATCAATTTCGCCATAACCGTTGTTTTCCGCGTTTGCCCATGTGATTGCTGGGTTGTATGCAGCCCAAGTCAATGAACCAGCAACTTCAGCCCATGAACCAAACAAAACCGAAAACAAGATTGTTTCAATTTGGTTGCCGTCAAAATCCTTCAACAAAACACCCTGGGTCAACGCCTTTGGCAAACGCGCCAATGCGCCCAATGCCGTGATCGAATAAGTCTGTGTGAACATGGTCGAACCCACGTCACGAACTTCCAAACCAATGTCCACAACATTGCCGCCAAAAATGGGCACAAATGTGTTTGAAGTATCTTTGACCTGAATTGAAATGGTCGAATTGACGCTGACTGGGATTGCGGTTTGGTTGACGTCGATCAACTGAATGTTGGTGTAACCCGCTTGCGCCTGTTCGTAAATGTTTGTTCGACCGCTGCGAATGGTTAGGTTTGCCAAAACGGCTGAAGTGTATTCAATCCCGTCGATCGTTACCTTCCAAACGGGTGTCCACTGGGTCATGCGATTTGCAGGTTAGTTGCGCCACCTGTGCCGCGATAGTAGGAATTGTTCAACGTGTCAACGATCGTGCGGGCAGTGCCTTCTTTGTCCATTGCACCATTGACCGTAATGTTGATGTTTGGTTGGGCTGAAGCCGCAAGGATTCCTGCAAGGGTATTGGTGTTAACCCCTGAAGTGCCAAACGCAAATGCCTTGTTTGAAGCCGCTTCGATACCAGCAAGGGTTGTCGTGCCGCTGGTGAAATTGTCGAATGCGCCCGCAATGTTGGTGATTGCTTCAGCCGCTTTTTTGGCAACCGTCGCAACCCCACCTGTTGAACCGCCGCTGCCACCAGTCGTCAAACCAGTGCTGCCCCCGCCTGTCACACCGCTTGTTCCAGTGCCGCCCGTTCCAGCAGTGATTCCACCGCTGGTTGTCATTGTCGAACCTGTTGACATGCTGAAATTGCCCAATGCGCCCGTGGCGGTCGAACCTGAACCGCTGCCGATTTTCGGAATGTAAGGAACGTCTTTACCCCACTGAACCGCGTTGTAACCCTTGATTACCGCATTGATTCCGTCAATGGCAGTGTTAAGCAATGGTTTGATCGCGCCCAAAACTTTTGAAATAACCGTCAAAACAACTTCAGCAATGTCGCCAACAACTGAAACTGCCGCCCCAATTGCTTTACCGATTAGCGGTGCGACGTATTTGATAACGTCCCAAAATGCTTCAAAACTTTCTTTGTTGTCTTCAATGACTTTTTTCAGTTTTCCAAAAACGCCAACCCAGGCATTGAAAACGGGTTCAACAACTGCGGTGATTGTTGCAGCAACGTCTTTGACAACTTTTCCAAAACCGTCACTGCTAGTCAGGCTAAAACCTTCGGACAATGCTTTGATCACCGGTAGTGCATTGTCATTGACGAACGTGATTAGTTTTTCAAGTATTGGCAACAATGCAAAACCGACTGTTTCTTTTGCTTCGTCAAACGCAACATTCAAACGGTCTAATCGACCTTGAAACGTGTTGGCTTCCTGCGCTGAAAATCCTGCA